ACCTGCATCCATCAACGGTGTTCCTGTTGACATCAACAGCACAGTATCCGTGGTAAATGGTGAGTACGCTTACGCAGGTGACTTCCAGAACGCTTTCAAATGGGGCTATGCAGACATCATTAACTTCGATGTTATCGAATATGGTGATCCTGATAACACAGCTGCAGATTTGAAGGGATACAATCAGGTTTACCTCCGTGCAGAAGCATGGATCGGTTGGGCTATTCTTGACGGAAGTGCTTTCGCAAGAATAGAGTCCTCTGAGTCCTAATGCGTTACCGTAACGTTAAGACCGGAGCGGTCGTAAATGTCGACTCCGAGCTTGGTGGTTTGTGGATGCCCGTTGATGCCAAGAAGCCTGAGAAGGCTACACCGGCACCAGCGGTGCCACCAGCCGAGTCCGTAGAAGATGTTAAGAAAACTCCGGCGCGTAAAAGAACCACAAAGAAGACTAAAGAAGTAACGAGGTAAGCGCGATGTCAGACTTTGCTACAGTACAAGATGTCATCAATCTCAAGAGATCGCTCACATCTGAAGAGCAGACGAGAGCAGGCTATCTGATCCCTGTCATCAGCAATCTGATCAGAGTCGAGGCGCAGAGAACAGGCAGAGACTACGACCAGATGATCGCAGCAACACCTATCCTCGCGGATGTGGCTAAGAGCGTGACGTGTGACGTCGTTATCCGCGAGTTGAACACTCCCGGAAATCAGCTTCCTGTCGCGTCATACGCAGAAGCAGCCGGTGGTGTATCTCAGTCTTATAGCTTGCCTAACTCAAGCGGAGCTATCAAGCTCTGGCCGACTGATATGAAGGCTCTGGGCTTGAAGGTGCAGAAGATCGACGCATTGAATCTTATGAAGCCGAGAGAGAGGTGTTTTTGATGCTTCCCTCATTCGCTAATCAGACCATCACGGTAGTGAGGGCCAAGACAACAACCACATCTCGTGGCTCAGAAGTGCCCGACTGGACAAACACAGAGAAGACAACGGTGACAGGCTGCTCCATACAGCCTGCATCGACTTCACTGTCCCAGGATGGACGCGTTCTTGGTATCAATGACAGTTGGACGGCTTATGTTCCCGAAGGAACAGATGCAAAGGCTGGAGATCGTATTGAGTTTGACGGTCAGACCTTTGAGATAAACGGTGCGCCACGCAAGTGGACAGGTCCGTCGAGGACTTCCCACATTCAGCTCAACCTCGTTAGACGGGAGGGTTGATTTATGGCAAACAACGTTCGGTTTGAATGGAATGATGCAGGATTCGTTGAGATACTCCAGTCAGAAGGTGTAAGAGAATTGGTTCTTTCGCAAGCGAAGCGAATCGCAACAACAGCGACAGCTAATATCTCGGAACCATCTGAAGGCTATACGGCTAACGCAGTCAAGAAGCCGACCAGATGGGTTGCCGGTGTAGCTACGACCGATGAGGCGAGTGTGAGAGCCGAATCCGAAAATAAAGCATTGAGCAGGGCGGTGTGATATGGAAATACTCAGAAGCATTGATATAGAGAACATCGTCAGACTCGCTTTGACTGACTACTTCGACATCTACTGCAGACCACTTCCTGCGAAGTTCAAAGTTCCTTCCCTTGAAGTCCAGAGAGTAGGTGGCTCTGATAAGAACACCATTGACTCGCTTGACATCGTTCTCGATGCCAGAGCAGAGACAGAAGAGGCAGCAGATGAACTTCTAAGAAACGCGATCGGCGTATTGAAGAAGATATCAGACGAGCAAACGACTGCAATCAGAATGGTGACAGTCAATTCATCAGGATCGTGGGGATCTGATCCCGTGAGACCTGACCTCGCTATGTGCTCGGCGAGGTTAAATATAGTGGCACATCAAGAATTTACTACTATCAATAGGAGGTAAAAAATGGCAGATAATGTTATGCTCGGAGGCGGCTACGCTTCCGGAATGTTCTACACGGCTCCGGCCGGAACTACTTTGCCTGCATATCCGACAGACACGCTCACAGCTTGGACCATAGTCGGAGATATCGATGCAGACGGTATCACTTTTACAGCACGTGACAGTGAGACTCTGAAGAACTGGGCACTTCAACCCAAGAGAACTATCCCCGGTTCTGATCCCGGAACTATCAAGGGCAAGATCATGGACATCACAGAGAACACTCTCAAGACTGTTTTCGGTGCTTCCAACGTGAACAAGACAGCCGCAACAGGTGATCACGGTACGCTCCTCAAGGTAAACCTTGACAGTAAACCCGATCCTGCTGCCTTCCTTTTCATCATGAAGGACGGAGAGAGAATGACCTATGTCGGCACTTCGAATGGTCTCATCAGTGATCTCGGCGACATCAACTACAAGGGCGATGAAGCTGTTGAGCTCGATATCACCATTCAAGGTGACTGGGTACAGGTAACAGACGAAGGAGACATTGAGTCTTAATTAGAAAAGGAGATTTCAAAAATGGCTGAAGTTACAATCAAGAAAAAAGAACAGATTGAAGTATTGAAGGCGACTATCGGAGACAAGACATATTCAATTCCACTCGCTTCAAGTGTCCCTTATTTGGTACTCAAGAACATGAGAACGGACGAAAAGGTTATTGAGTTCTTCAAGGAATATATTCCCGAAGATGTCTTCAACGGACTTCTCACTGATGAGATCATGCAGCTTGTCAAGGCGTGGAATGATGCTACGAAGGAAGCAACAGGCGCATCAGTGGGGGAATCTTAAGCCTCCGAAGGTTCATTGAAGAACATCGCGAGGCGATTAACCATGACTTGATTTCTTCAGCCGGAATCGAGATAGGCGATATCGGAGGCTCCCTAAGTTGGGGAGCCTTCGGTGCGTTTATTAAACATTCTTCGATGGACTCGGCTTTGTTCCGAGAACTTCATCCGGAAGTGGAAGACTGGGGAACAAGACTAAGATCGAACATCATCCTTGCCGACATCTTTGACGTGTTGGCACAAATAAACTCGAATTTAATTGCAGGCTTCAGCCAGAAGAAAAGCAAGAAGCCTGAAAAATATACACGGCCATGGGCTAAGAAGAAGCTCAAGAAGATAGGAACGGCCGTTAAACGTAATGAACTCCATGAATGGATGGAGATGAAACGAAGGGAGGCTCACAAACATGGCAAATGAAGTAGCAAGAGCCTATGTCTTGATTGTACCTTCAATGGAAGGAGCCAGAGGCGCGATTAGCGAAGAACTGACAGGTGCAGGTGAAGAAGCAGGAAGGTCTGCCGGTTCCCGTGCAGGTTCAGCTTTTTCGGGCGCTCTGGGAACGGCGGCACGAGTCGGTGCGGCGGCAGTCTCTGCGGCCGCTACTGGCATTGGCGTGCTCGTGGGACAGTCTACACAGGCATATTCCCAGTACGAGCAGTTAACAGGTGGTATTGAGACCCTATACGGCGATGCGGCTTCACAAATGATGCAATACGCCTCCGAAGCGGCGACTTCGACAGGACAGTCGATGAACGAATTCATGGAGTCGGCTATCGCTACTTCCGCCGCTATGATCTCAGCAGTCGAGGGAGACCAGGCGAGAGCAGCGCAGTTGACGAATCAGGCAATGATAGACATGGCTGATAATGCCAACAAGCTCGGTACAGACATGGAAGCTATCCAGAACGCATACAGAGGATTCTCCCGTGGGAACTTCACCATGCTAGATAACTTGGCTCTCGGCTATGCAGGTACCGCTCAGGGCATGCAGCAGCTTCTCGCAGATGCGCAGGCTATCAGTGGAGTTGAGTACAACATCGACTCATACGCTGATATCGTAGAAGCTATCCACGTAGTACAAGAAGAGATGGGAATCGCAGGAACAACGATGGCCGAAGCCAACGGAACCATTCAGGGTTCCATTGGTCAGTTGACTGCTTCCTGGGAGAATCTCATCACAGGTCTTGCAGATCCTTCTGCGGATCTCACTTCTTTGATAGATAATCTCGTGACCAATGCGGAGACAGCTCTCGCGAATCTCATACCGGTCATCACAAACGCACTCGGTGGAATGGCACAGGCGATCGGTACTCTCGCGCCGGTCATAGCCGACTCACTTCCGGGACTCGTTCAACAGATCGTTCCCCCTCTTTTCTTGGCGGCGGATGATATAGTAAGAGCTCTCGTTCAAGGTATCATCGCCGTGCTTCCTACCCTGGCACCGACGGCGGCTGAACTGATAGTCGATTTCGCGACATTCATCGTCGAGAATCTGCCGGCTCTGATCTCAGCTTCGATTGAGATTATCCTTGCCGTGGTTCAGGGCATCACGAATGCACTGCCTGAGCTCATCCCTGCTGCGGTAGATGCAGTCATCGAGATATGTATGGCCTTAACCAATCCCGATACGCTCAGTCTTTTGATCGGTGCCAGTTTACAGCTGATGTTAGCGCTGGCTGGAGGTCTGATCGCCGCCATCCCTGATCTACTCATGGCCGTGCCGGAGATCGGAGCTAATCTCATAGAGGCTCTGGTCGATCTTACGAGCGACTTTCTTGATGTCGCGAGTAACTGGGGCGCAGATATCATCGAGGGCCTTGTTAATGGTCTCCTCGGCGGTATCTCGTACGTAGAAGACGCAGTCAGTTCCGTAGCATCGAGCATCCGAGACTTCATCGGATTCTCGGAGCCTGAAAGGGGACCACTCTCGAACTTCCACACGTATATGCCAGATATGTTCGACCTTCTCACAGAAGGTGTCGAAGATGGTGCTCCCGGATTCGAGGCTACACTCAACAGGACACTGTCAATGCCGGCTCTTGGCGGGGCTGCTGCTCTTGATGCAGGCTACGGTTCATTCGGTGGCGGATCTGAGGTAATGACTCCAGTGAATATCTTCATTGGACAAGAGAAGCTCGACACGATCATGCTGAGAAGTACTCAGAATGCGACTTATAGAAGAGGTGGTTGATATGGCCAACAAGATTGAATTGAAACTTAATAATGAGACATTGGAACTGACCAATGACAAGTATGAAGAGTCCTACAAGAATGTAGATTCTCTGAACGTGTCCGAGGCAGGAACCAACCTCAGAGCGGTCATACGAACTGCGATACCAACTTTGTCGGTGTCGTATAAATGCGACGCGACAGAAAAGAAGAAGCTCGACGGATTTGCTAGGGCTTCTTCTTTATCGGCTCAAAAGTGGGATGAATATTCCGAGGCGGTTGTTGCATGGTCATGCTTCATGGCTGACTACACAGCCAACCTGATCGTAGAAACACCCACC